GTTTCTTCAAATCGACCTGCAGATATCGAACAAAGAAAACAATTAAATCAATATATTGTTGATTCGGTAAAAAGAGGAAATAATATTACCTTAGATAATTTTAATATTTCTCAATTAGCGCGAAGAATTAGTCCTTATGAGATTAGAGGGACGGGTTTACCTGTGTGCATATTTCGACAGCTTATGCTTTTTGATAAGCTAAGGGAGTCGAAATATGCTCAATCAGAAAATATGATTAATCCACTTACTCTTATTAAAGTGGGATCTGCAGATTTTAAACCGACAATGGCTGATCTTGAATCATGGAGAAATATATTTGAATCCGCTCAAAGCGACCGCGATTTTAAGGTTTTTACGCACGAAGGAGTTACGGTAGAAAAGATTGGTTCTGGAGCTGGAATATATGATATTTCTGGAGACATTACACAATTAGTAAAAGAGATTTTTATTGGATTACAAGTTCCGTCGGTTATAATGGATGGCGCCGACGTAACCTATGCCAACGGTGGCGTAGCACTTGATGTGTTACGTCAGCGTTACATGCAATTCAGAAACATGATGTCCACGTGGTTAAAGCGAAAGATCTTTGCGCCAATTTCCAAGATTCAAGGATTTTATGAATATAAAGGTGGAGAAAAGCAATTAATCGTACCTGATGTTGACTGGAATCATATGTCTTTATTTGATGCGGGAGATTATATAAATAATCTTTTAACCCTAACACAAGGAGAAGATGCACAAAAGAGGGCGTCTTTACATTCATTATATCGTTCTATGGGATTAGAGTATGAAGATGAAATTAGAAAAATGCGTAAAGAATCAATTCAAATTGCAATTGCCAAGAAAGAAAAAGCGGCATTAGATGCTATGGAATTAAATGCTTTACGATCATTAGATGAAGATGACGAAATTCCAGAACCTGAAGAAGGCGCAGCTCCTGCTCCCGGCGGACTTCCTGGTGAAGTTCCTGGCGGTGGATTACCTGGTTTAGATATGGGCGCTCCACCTATGGGTGCTCCTCCTGAATTACCTCCACCTCCACCACCCGCCCCTCCAGCAGGAGGTCCTCCAGCTCCGCCTCCAGCATAATTAATAATAAATATGAATAATTTTGTATTATTTGTGATTATGTAAAATCAGAGGATTAACTATGCAAAAAGAAGCACAAAAGAAGAGCACTCTTAGTAGATTACGTGGAAAGGGCAGAAGAAGTCTTTTAGACAGATTGCGCGAATCAACTAATATTAGAGGGATTACTGTCGAAAACTTTTTTGATCCTAAATTTAAAGAAATTATGGAAAAATTAAGAGTTCTTGACGATTATGTTAGAGCAATTGTTACTGGCAATTCTGAAGACTTAGGAGAGTTTTCTTTGAGAGAATTATTAAATTCTGCCAAAAGTAATTTAAATAGACGAGAATATATGAAATGTGTTGCTGATTTGGGCAGATTTCATAGAAATATAACAGAAATTGCTAAACAATTTCTTGGTTTTAAAATTAGTCTTGATGATGTACATCGTCAATTTCTTTTAAGTGGAGTAGTTCCAGAACCTGATATGCCAATTGGACAGTATGATGAAGAATATGCTCGACATTTAGATGAAATGAAAATAAGATTTGCTCCGCCGACTAAAGAAGCAAATATACAATATAATTTGACAAAAGAGGCGGGCATTTTAGATTTTTATACTAATATTGGAACCAGGAGAGGAAGGGCGTTGGCTGCGTGGGAAAAAAGATATCCGACCAAAGTAAGAGAGCTTAAGAGCCAAACTGAAGCATTATTAAGTAAATCTGAAACTTTATTTAAGCGGCTTATTGGAACGTTAGAAGTAATGGCTAAATCGAGAGCCACAAGAAAAGTTGATGATTATATTGAGCAATCAAAAAAGATTATAAGTGATTATAATGTTTATAATACTTCATTTATGAAATATTATGATACTCAAGTTAGAGGATTTTTAGAGGCTCAGGAATTATTAGCTCCAACAAAACCGGCAGAAAAACCTGCGGAACTTGGAGGACAAAATGTTGGTGAACCTCAGAGAGAACCTGAATTAATACAAAGAGAACCTGTAGCCAATATCGTTCCGATGACATCAGCGCCTAAACTTCCTTTAATAGAGCCAATGTCTCAAGAAGAATATAAAGAAAGCGTTCCTGCGCAAACAATTCCAAAACCTCCATTAGTTCCTCAAGTAGAAGTTCCAGAAGAAGAATATGAATCAGATCGTGTAGCAAGGGAGATATTAAGGGATACTAATCCAACAGTTTTTAAAGAAGAATCAACTGTGCCTCCAGCAATTAAGGTTGAAAAATCTCCAGCTATTTCATTATCACAAGATCCTGGGTTTAAAGAATTGAATAAACCATCTGTATCTCCTATTGCTAAATTGGTACAAGAGCCTCCTAAAAAAGAAGAATTAAAACCAAAAGTTCCAGCTGGAAATATTTATGTAAAACCAAAAGAATCTAAATATAATAAATTCATAGATTCATTGGAAAAAATGTCTTCTAATGAAAGTCCTGCTGTATTAGCAAGTTATATTTTGAAATATGCTAAATTAATTGAAAAATCGGATCCGGAAACTACCAATAAATTGGTAGCTATTGTTAAATTAATAAAGGCATAGTTATGACAGATTTAGGTCCAAATTTTTATAAGAGATTATTAGAAGTATCTAATTCTGTTGGAATGCCGCCAGAATTTATTTTAAATGTTATAGCTGTAGAATCTTCTTTTGATCCATCAGCTGGAGCAGGGCACAGTGCAGCGGGGCTATTCCAAATAATGCCTAAAAACTTAAAACATTTTGGCTATCAAGGAACTGCTGCAGATTTTAGAAAAGAACCTCCAGAAGTTCAATTAGATTATGCTGAAAAATTAATTAAAGATAATATGAATACTTTGAATGGTGGAAAACCATTTAAATCAGTAACACAATATTATGTATCGCATTTTCTTCCTGCAGCTTTAAAAATACCGGGAGTTCAACAAGAAGATCCTAATGCTATTATTGCTTCAGGAGATCAGATATCGCATTTAAAAGGTATAAGTAAAGAATTTGAAAAGAAATATTATAAAGCTAATTCTGGATTAGATTTGGATAAGGATGAAAGTATTACATATGGAGAATTATCAAGAATATTAGCTTCTAAAATAAAACAAAAATCATATTTAGCAGCAATCAATGATATGAAAAAATATACTGGACATAATCCAAAAGAAAAAAAACAAGTACAAGAGACGCAATTAGCTCAAAAAGAGCCAACAAAACCAAAAGAAATTGGATTCATAGCTACTATAGAAAACTTATTAAATGATCTTTTACAACGTATAAGAACTGCAGAAAGAAAAGATAAACAATTATATAAAACTTTTTTACCCAACAATAATTTTTTAATTCAAGTTACAGCAAAAGATCATTTTGATGCTATAGAATTTTCTCGTATTTTATGTTTAGCATTAGAAGAAGAATTATTGGCAAAAGCGTATACTCATATTAATAGTAATGAAGTTGAAGTTGAATGTAATATTTATGGGGCACAAAAAGAATGTTTTTCTGCTACTAAACAATTAATAGAATCTATTGCTGAAACATTTAAAGATGCAACCAAAAAAATTGGTTCAATTGATATTAAAACTAATTTAATTATTAATAAAAAGTCATCTTATCAACAAATAACAGGTTTAACTGCAGAAAAAGCTTATAGAAGATTTTTGTTAAAATTTGCTTTAGGAAAATAATATGTTAACAAGAGAAGAGCTTAACAAAACAATTGATGAATTAAATATTGATAGAAAAGCAACTTTTGCTGAATTTATTGATAAATTATTTCGTGGCAAATTTATTGAAATATATTTGGGGGATGCATATGAAGAGGTAAGCGTTGATCAAATATCTACTTCATATCCTACGATATTTAGTGGCAAAGTAGAGGGTGCATATAAAGAGGTTTTAGTTATTAATGGTGGTTTTATTGATAGAAGAGCTAAAAAAATATCATTAGGTAAATTTGTATTTATTAATGAAAGGGCAATTAGAGGGTTAAGTTTAGTAGAAGATAACTGTGTTTTTGACGATATGTTCTTAAGAAGTAGAGACGCTATAGAGATAAAAAATAGTTTTAACGATAAATAAATGAATGTAGATAATATAATATTATTAGCTAATAATTATTATCAAACTTGTTTGATAACATTGGCGTTCATTCGTAAATTACCAAATGGTCAATATAGAGTTTTATCTGAAAAAGGTAAAAATCTTGGAACTTATGATTCAAAAAATGAAGCTAAAAAAAGATTACATCAAATAGAATATTTCAAACATAAAGATGATAATTCTATTTCAGATACAGATAAAAAAGATGTTATCGATCTAACAAAAATAGAAGATTTATCACTATCTGCAATTATGAGAAAATTAAATAAAATTTCTAAAGAAAAAGCATTAAAGTTTTTAGAAATATATAAATCACAATTTGATAGGGCAGTTAAAGAAAATCTAAGACAATCTGAAAAAATCGCTTTACAAAATACTCTTATAAAATTTAATAAAATTCATAAAATAAAATTAGATAAAAAAATTATTAAAAATGCAGCTATAACTGAATTGGGTCATCCTACTTTAGTTGGAAAATATTTGGCTGATATTATCAGGTTTATTATGATGAGAATATCTGCGGAAAGGCGACCGCAATCTTTACATAATTTAAAAAATAAGATTTATAATCTTAGTGATTTAGAAATAGCAAATAAAAATCTACCTGCCCCAGCTGCGATGGGTCAATCTATTACTTTAGTAAAAAATGTTCTTTTTGGTCACAATGCTGTATATGTAAGAGAAGTTATAAATAATATAATAAAAAACTTATGATACATAATTTCAAAAAAGTAACTAAAGATTTATATAGAGGAAGTGCCCCTTCTCCTATAGACGTTGTGTATCTTAAAGAAAAATATAATATTAAAAAAATTGTTAGTCTTGATAAAGCGTCCGCAGATAAAATACATAAAGCTACACAATTATTAGGAATTAAACATATTGTATTACCTATTGATTTTAAAAACTCATCCTTATTAAAAGCTTTAAATGTTGATTTAAAAGAATTATTATTAGAGGGTGGACCAACATATATTCATTGTTTACATGGAAAAGATAGAACGGGATTAATAATTGCATTATTACAATGTAAATATTTTGGGAAATCACCAGATGAAGCGATTAAAGAAGCTAAAGAATTTGGTTTTGGAATTGGAGTAAATCCTAAAGTAACACATTTATATGAAAAGATCATCCATTCATGTAAACCAGAAAAAGATATTAATAATGCAGATATAGTCGAATTGGAAAGAGATTATATGGGAGATAGTAGAGATAGTTATTTAGATCGAGCGAAACAACAGTCTTTTTGTCCATTTTTAAGTCCAGTTAGACAATATCCAAATGATAATGTATACAATTTTATTAACGATCAATCTCCAACTCGCGAGAATTATGAAGAATATAGGTCAATAAAAGAGCATAGTAAAGAGAAAGATGTTATTCCTTTGGTTGGATTATATAATAATGAGACTTCAAAAGGGTTTGGTCCAGTAGATATGGGCGGCGGATTTATTTATGATTAAACGTGCTTATGCAATTTCGCTTACATATGATGTTTCTGATGTTGAAAAACAACAGGCAGAGAAAGCACTTTTGCATTTTAATCATACCAGTAAATTATTAGACTTAGCATCAGAACATCTTAATATTATGAAGACTCCATTTAAGGAGAATTCGGATGTGCCGACAGAAGATATTAAAAAAGCTCGTGCGGCTATAAGAAGATTTAGAGACAAATCAGTTGAAAATTTTAATGATTTTAAAACGGCAGCATTTAAATGTGTTAATATAATGCAAAATTTTGCTTCTGACACTCAGACTATTAAAATTATGAAATCTTTTATTTCTTCTATTGACGATTTAGAAGATAAAGTTAATGATTTTGTAAGTTTATTTAATGATTTAGATTCTAAAGAATTTGTTAAAGAAATAGTAGAAAATATTGAATCAATTCAAAAACAGTGTGAAGAAATTGAAGCAATTATAGATGATAGAATTAAATCTCATATACATTCAGATATTTTGGCAAAAAGCTGGGTAGATTCTGTAAGTAGTGATTTGCAAATGAAAGTTGAAAAGAAAACTCCTTTACTTATGGAATTATTTAATAAAAGACAAGATATGTTGAATGAAAAAATTAAAGAATTAAAATAATTCAAGTTTAATTCGAAATTGATATATAAATTATTGTATTTATTGGGAGATGGATATGTTTATTAAAATTG